TAACTTTTAACCAGAGGCTCGGCCTCGCCATTTGGAGTAAGTTTATGTTAGTTAAATTTTCAACACTGCGCGATGGTGTTTTTATTGAGGTTGGCGATGGTGCAGATTACCATGCCCATTCCAGATGCTTTAGATTTGACGCAAATGGGAATGCGGAATTTGCATACTTGCATGACTTGATAAGCGAAAATCCAGCGCCAAGATGGTTTGGACATTGCTACAAAGAGCATGAATTTACTTTTGCATGAATAGAGGCAAGGCCTCGCTAGAAAGGGAATAATTATGACTGATACGACATATAACGGCTGGACAAACTATGCCACATGGCGCGTGAGAATAGAGATGTTTGATGGCGTAGATTATGCCAGCAAAAATGACCTCGACGCTTATGATTTAGGACAAATGATGCGTGATGAAGCATTGGAAATCATTGACGGACAGGCTGTTGGTTTTGCATACGATTATGCCAGAGCATTTTTGAGTGACGTTAATTGGCGTGAAATTGCTGAACGCCAAATTCAAGATTACCGCACAGAAGAGGACGCATAAATGATTTACGCAGATTTAATTCGCCAATGGGCGCAAGACCGCAACCTTATTGAAGGTAGCGACCTTAAGAGCCAATTCGTTAAGCTTATTGAGGAGGCTGGCGAACTAGCCAATGCCATTGGCAAAAAGAACGACATAGAATTTGCGGATGCCATCGGTGATATGTTTGTGGTGCTGACCATTATGGCAGCGCAAAACGGAATGCACATTGAGGATTGCATTACTGGCGCATATGACGAAATCAAGCACCGCAAGGGCCGCATGGTTGACGGCATTTTCTTGAAGGACGCATGATGTTTAATGATGACTTGAAGTGGGAAGAAGAAAAGCCAGAGGAGGTTCTGGTAGACACGCTCGGCATGACGCCTCGGCAATTAAATATGGAGCGGATAGACGCCATAGCTAGATTGTATGATTACACGGTTGAGGATATTTTGGGCAAAAGCAAGCTGAAGGCATTGGTCGCAGCAAGGCGCGAGTGCATTGTAATGTTTCGGGGCATGGGCTACTCAACCACAGAGATAGGCCGGATTATGAAGCGCGACCACAGCACTATTGTCCACGCGTTGCAAAAGAGCAGGGCGGCAACATGACACCCGCAAAGCTGAAGCTGGCCAGAATGTATTTAGGCTACAGTCTAACTGACATGGCAGACGCACTGCGCCTATCACCGACAACAGGGGCCACCACAATCCGCAAGATGGAAGCTGGCAAGGTTAATATCACTGGACCCATTATGGTTGCCGTGGACGCAATGCTAAAAGGTTATGACCCATTTGAAGGCGAGAACGACGATGACGCGCCCTAATGACCATCAAGTGGGCGGAAACCATTACGCATCCAAAAAGGTGCAGCCTTGGGAGGCAATGGAGGCGTGGATGTCTGCGGAAGCATTTGCAGGATATTTACAAGGCAATTGCATAAAGTATTTATCCCGCTATCGTGAAAAAAACGGCATTGAGGATTTGCTAAAGTGCCAACACTACCTTGCCAAACTGATTGAAATAGAAGGGCGTAAAGATGATGGCAAAATCGGATATGGCAGGCCGCCCAAGCATACACGTTTCAAGGCTGGCCAATCAGGCAACCCAAAAGGTCGCCCCAAAGGGCGGTAGAACAAAATAGAGGCTTACGAAAATGATTGAAGCACCAAAGATTGAACAGCGCAGCGTTACGGATTTAATCCCGTATGCAGCTAACAGCCGGACACATAGCAGTGAGCAAATAGGTCAGATTGCGGCCAGCATAAAGGAATTTGGCTGGACAAATCCGATATTAATTAGCGACACCAACACGGTGATTGCAGGGCATGGCAGACTTCAAGCTGCTAAGACATTGGGAATAATGGATGTCCCAGTTATTGTCCTAAGTGGCTTGAGTGAGGCGCAGCAAAAGGCGCTGGTCATTGCTGACAACAAAATTGCCTTAAATGCAGATTGGGATGATGCAGTCCTTTCGCAGCAACTGTTGGCATTGGCGAACATAGATTTTGATTTGAACAGCATCGGCTTTGCCAGTGCTGAATTAGATGACATTCTAAATGACGGGTATGAGCCAGTTTACAATCCAAGTTATGATGGACGGTCAGTAACGGAAAATGACGTAGGCAAGGCTTCGGTCGATTTGGGAAAGCAAATTGAAGGCTTGAAGGCCGATAAATCTGAAAAGGGCGTAGAAGTTATATGCCCATATTGCACGGAGACATTCAATGTCACAGGATACTAAAAGCTACAAGCGCATCATTCGGGATGGTGTGCCGCACTATGGACAGCACGTTATGCTGACCGCCGTTCACTGCAACGAGCATCTTTTGGATATGGATGCCATTGCTAGGTTCATTAAAAAGCTAGTGAAAGACATTGACATGGTAGCCTATGGGGAGCCGTTTATCGCCAGATTTGGTGGTGGGCAGGAAGAGGGAATAAGCGCGGTGCAATTGATTGAGACAAGCGCAATTACAATCCACACCAACGATAAATTCCGTGACCTATATCTGGACGTTTTTTCCTGCAAGGAATATGAAACTGGTTTGGTTTTGGACGCAGTAAAAGACTGCTTCGGCCCAACTGACATTTCCTTTGAGGAGGTGTTCCGCAAATGAGATTTTATCCCGATGAAATCGTGCCAACATTTAGCCATGAGCCAAGCGCCCATGATTTTGAAATTAAAGAGTTTGACGGCGGCGTAGGTGTAGCCACCCTAAGAGCCTTTAAGAAGGGCGAAATGCTTTTTAGGTTCTCTGGTGTCCTGTCCGACAAGATGACGCTGCACAGCCTTACAACGCCTGACAACAAGCATTTGCATGACCCGTGGTTCATGGGCCGCGTCTTGCACCGCTGTGAGCCTAATTGTCACGTTGACATGAAGCTTCTGCAATTTACGGCATTAAGGGACATTGAAGCTGGTGAGTGGGTAACAATGGATTATCTGCAAACAGAGCAATTTTTGTTTCGTGACTTCATGTGTCACTGTGGGCCGATGGCTTGCGGTGGCAAGAAGAAGGCGCTCATTTCAAATGCAAGCGTTATTTCCGAAATGGAAAGGGCGCAGTTCCTTCTATCGCAGGCGCATTGGCGTTTTGCGAAGACCTTGGCCTATATGCCTCATTATTATACCCGAAAGGCTGATTGGGATAACCAAGACGATTTTGTTTGGGTGTGTGACTTCATTAATAGGACGGCAACGCAAGACACGTTCAAAATGACGGGCAAATACGTTTATAATTATCTTTACGCTGGAGAGTGGAAATACTGGGTGATGGAGCGGGACAAAGCGCCACAAGACCAGATATTAATCAACAAAGCTGACCCAAGATTGGTTTATAAATGAAGATATTTCTGCCCAATAAAAACGTCTGGGATATGGCGTTTGAAAGAATGGAGCAGCTATTTGATGAATTTGACGACATCATCATTGCCAACTCTGGTGGCAAAGATAGCACCGTCACGATGCAAGTATGCCTAGCCGTCGCTGAAAAGCGGGGCAGGCTACCCGTTAAAATGCTATTCATTGACCAAGAATGCGAATATCGCAACGTCATTGAATATATGCGTAATGCTATGGCAGACCCAAGGGTGGAGCCTATCTGGCTGCAAATGCCTATCAGGATTACGAATAGCCTGTCTCAAGATGAGCCTTGGCTTTATTCATGGGAAGAAGGCAAGGAGTGGATGAGGCCGCAGGAGCCAAATTCAATCAAGGAAAATGTTTTTGGATGTCATGAGTGGTCATCTGGTTCTAATGACATTTTCAAGGCAGTGCTGGATTATTATTATCCAGATAAAAAGGCTTGCTATGTATCCGGCGTAAGGGCTGAAGAAAGTCCCACCCGATTGGCTGGCCTGACCACCAACCGAACATATAAGTCTATAACGTGGGGCAAGATACTCAACAAAAGCAAGCACCATTACACATTTTATCCGATATGGGATTGGTCGCTATCCGACGTGTGGAAATCAATTCACGATAATGGATGGGAATACTGCAAGATATATGATGAACTTTACCGCTATGGCATACCACCGCAGCGCATGAGGGTTTCCAGCCTCAACCATGAAACTGCCATACACAGCCTTTTCTTTTTGCAGGAAATTGAAAACGACACATGGAACGCGCTGGTGAAAAGAACCAAGGGCATCAATCAGGCTTCTCACATTCAAAAAGAGGAACTAATGGCAATTAGCGTTTTGCCACCGATGTTCAAAAGCTGGATGGAATATAGGGACTACCTAACAGAGAACCTGATAACCATTGAAGAACACAAAATTGCGTTCCGCAAAAAGTGGGCAGAGATGGATATATTGTATGATGAGATGCACGAAGCTGACGTGCTGCATAAGGCGCAGATTAAAAGCATACTGGTGAACGACTATCAGTTTGTAAAGATTAGCAACTTCTTAAACACGCCACAAATTATTGCCTATAGGCAGTGGAAGGGTGGCAAGCTTGGTGACAGGGTGCGGGACAAAGCAATGCTAAAGCACATTAAGCCACAATATCTTGAGGAACTGCAAAAATGACTGACAACATAAGCCAGAGCGTCATTGACCACATGAACACCCTGCCCGAAGCAGATAAAATAAACTGGGTAGAGGGACTGAAGGCATTAATTGATGCAAGCCACCCGCTCAACACGCAGCCTGTAAACCGTATACGATGGGTGGACATTAATGATGTGCAGGCCAACGACTATAACCCTAATAGCGTTGCCAAGACAGAGATGGGATTGCTTTACACATCCATCTTGCATGACGGCTATACGCAGCCTGTTGTCACAATTTGGGATGATGAGATAAAAAAATATATCATCGTTGATGGCTTCCACAGATACTTCACTTGCAAAAGCAATCCAGACATTTTGGCGAGGAATTGTGGGCGTTTGCCCATTGTTGTGATTGACAAAGACATCAATGACCGCATGGCCTCAACGGTGCGTCACAATAGGGCGCGTGGAAAACATAGTGTGACAGGTATGTCAAATATGGTATTCTCAATGCTGGAAAACGGATGGGAAGATAAGGCCATATGCAATGAATTGGGCATGGAGCCGGATGAATTGCTAAGGTTGAAGCACATTACTGGGTTCAGCAAACTGTTCTCAAACACGGAATATCAAAAAGCTTGGGTGACGAAACGCCAGCTTCAATTGAAAAAAGAGTATGACGACAATGACGAGCAAGGTTGATTGGGACGCGTTAAAATATGACTATATGTTTAATAGCGTCACGTTCGTAGAACTGGCCAAAAAATATAAAGTCAGCGAAACGGCGATACGCAAGCAATCATCGCGCAACAACTGGCCTCTGGAAAAGCAACAGGCGTCAGAGAAGGTGCAGAACAGCGCGTTTGATTTAATGCAGGAGCAACGCTCTGTCCAACTGGCACAATGGAATGATGAGGACATTAGGCTTGCCCGTGCCTTGAGGGCTAAGGCGGCGCAAATGATGATGGACAGCGGCAAGGCAGATGCGGCCACACTTAGGTCAATTGCGTCAGTAGCAGACACGGCGCAAAAGATTGCGCGATTGGCGTTTGGCGTGTCCACCGAAAACGCAACGGTAACAAACAAAGAATTGCCAATATCAATTCATGAGTTTTGTTAGTGACCCTTTCACCAACACAATTAGCCTTCGCCACTTCGCTTGACCCATTCCCCGCCTTTGTTGGCGGCTTTGGTTCTGGGAAGACGGCGGCTGCAATAGCAAGGACAATGGCACTTAAAATCCAAGAGCCTAACTGCGACCTTGCCTATTATCTGCCGACCTATTCTCTGGTAGAGGATATTGCATTTAAGCGGTTCCCTGAATTGCTAGAGCGGCGTGGTTACGCGCACAAAATAGTGCGTTCTGGTTCGCCTTGCATATCATTTCCAGGTCGTGGAAAGATTATCTTCCGCACAATGGAGCGCCCAGAGCGCATTGTCGGTTACGAAGTGGCGCATAGCGTGGTGGATGAGTTGGACACGCTGCCCCTGCACAAGGCCCGTGACCTATGGAACAAGGTTATTGCCCGTAATCGTCAAAAGGGAACGCTGCCCAATACTGTTGCAGTAGCAACAACACCAGAAGGCTTTAGGTTTGTTTATGACCGATGGGTAAAGAACGGCGGGGCTGGCTATAAGCTGTTTAAGGCCCGAACAATAGACAACGCAGCCAATTTGCCTGAAGGATACATTGAGAACCTACAGGCGTCATATCCACCCGCATTGCTTTCTGCATATTTAGATGGTGAGTTTGTCAACCTTACTGGCGGCGCAATTTATGCAGAGTTTGATAGGCAGCTTAACCAGACCTTTGAAACGGCAGTAGCTGGTGAGCCTATACACATAGGCATGGACTTCAACGTCATGAACATGAGCGCAGTAGTTTGTGTCATGCGTAATGGCGTCCCGCATTTTGTGGATGAGATAACGGGTGCGCGTGATACGCCACAAATGATTGAGATTATACGCAACCGTTATGCAGGGCATCAGATATTTATTTATCCAGATGCAAGCGGCAGTGCCACCAAGAGCGTTAATGCAAGCTTGTCAGACATAACACTATTGCGAACCGCTGGCTTCACTGTGCTGGCACATAACCGCAACCCAAGCATCAAGGACAGGGTGCTGGCAGTAAACCAAATGATATTGCGAGATGGTGAGCGCAGGCTCTTTGTAAACCCTGACAAATGCCCATCATTGATTGAGTGCTTAGAGCGCCAAATTTACGCTAAAAACGGTGAGCCGGATAAAAGTGCTGGCTTTGACCACTTAAACGATGCGATTGGCTACCTTATTGCATATAAGTATGGTATTGGTAGGGGAACGGTTTCCTTTGCTCAAATTTCTGGGGTATAAATGTCTGTATCCAACACAAACACCGAATATGACGCTAACCGCTTTAAGTGGAAGCGTTGCCGCGATGTAATAGCTGGGCGTGACGCTCTAATCCAGAACTATGTTAGCAACCAACGCTACACTGGCAGCCTTTACAACCCGTCGTTTGATACGAACAACTATCTGCCACGGCTGACAGGCCAGACAGATATTGAATATATCAGCTATCAGGAACGGGCCGCTTTCTTTAATGCCAGCGCACGAACCCTAGACGCCTTTACTGGCATGATATTTGCTAAAGACCCAGTTTACAAACTGCCGACTGCGATTGAGCCTTATGCCAATGACATTACGCTTAGTGGCGATAACTTGCGCGAGTTTAGCGAACAGGTTGTTGAGGAGCAAATAGCCGTAGGCCGCGTTGGCATCATGCTGGATTATCCAGCCAATGCACCAACCGACATTACTATTGCCGCTGCCGAGGCGTTAAACATTCGCCCATTCTTGCGCTATTACACCGCCGAAAGCATTATCAACTGGCGCACTAGTTATAAGAATGGCGCACAAGTGCTGACAATGGTTGTGCTTAAAGAAACCATAGACGTTCAAGAGGATGAATTTACAACTAATGAGGTTGTGCAGTTTCGCGTCCTTGACCTGACGGAAAAAGGTTATCGCGTTCGCGTTATGGATGAAAGCAATGCGCTTAAAAGCGAAGTCTATCCGATACGGAACGGTGGCACATTGTCATATATCCCGTTTGTTATCCTTGGGGCTAACAGCGCAACAGCAACAGTGCAAAAGCCACCTTTGCTTGACCTAGTGGACACAAACCTTGCTCACTATCGCAACAGCGCCGACTATGAGCATGGCTTGCACTTCACTGGCCTGCCGACACCATACGTTGCTGGCGTTCAACTACCCGAAGGTGCAACGCTTTCAGTCGGCTCAATGAGCGCGTGGATATTCCCCGACCCATCCGCCAACGCTGGCTATCTTGAATTTAAGGGCGATGGCCTGCAAACCTTGCGTGAAGCATTGAAGGACAAAGAGCAGCGCATGGCTATTCTCGGTGCGCGTATGCTTTCCGAAGATAAACGTGCGTCCGAAGCCTTTGGCACAATCGAACTAAAGACGGCTGGCGAACGCTCTATCCTTGCCTCAATCAGCCGTTCGGCATCGGATGCTATTGAGCGTTGTCTTAACTGGATGTGCGAATGGGTTGGCGCACCACAGGAGGCAGTCTTCAATCTCAACACGGACTTTGGCGCTGCACGGATGCAACCGCAAATGGTAACGGCTCTTTTGAGCGCATACCAAGGCGATGCAATGCCACTGTCGGTTTTATTCGACAACTTGCAACGCGGCGAACTTATCCCGCCAACTATGGAGTTTGAGGAATATGAAGCGCAGCTAGATGATAGCGGCCCTAGCTTTGACCAAGATATTCCAGATGAAGCGCAAGACAATGTGCCGGATGATGGTCTGCTGAATAGTATCCGCGCTAGGTTAGGTTTGTAAGCATGGCTGTGAGCGAGGAAATCATCGCCTCGCTAGTTGAGGCGGTAGCTGCGTTAAATCAACGCGTAAATGACGCTGCGTCACGCACATTGATAGCGGGGCCACAAGGTGAAACTGGGCCACAAGGTGAGGCTGGAAAAGATGCACCTCCTGTTACTGACGAAGAAATCAAAGCTGTTGCTGTCGCTTGGCTACAAGACAACATCACGCAGCCAGAGAACGGCATTGACGGCAAAGACGGAGAGCAAGGGCCACAAGGTCGTCCACCAACAGACGAGGAAATCCAGCTTGCGGTCAACATCTGGTTTGAAATCAACCGTGATACATTGCGTGGCCGCGACGGTAGAGATGGTGCTGACGGTGCTAATGGTAACGATGGCCGCAATGGCATTGATGGCCGTAATGGTAGCAATGGTTCCAATGGCGCTGATGGTGTCGGCATTGCATTGGTGGAACAGCGTGACGAAACATCTTTCTGGATAACCCTGACTGACGGGCAAGAGTTTCAGATTGAACTACCTATTGCCAAGGTTAGGACAGCCGCTGCTTTTGGTGGTGGCACTCCTAAGCCTGTTTATCTATCCGCCGTTGACTTGCAAACGCAAACTCACGCTGCAAACACTGCAACGGCGATGGAATTTGACACAATTCTAGAAAACTATGGCATAACGATTGAAGATAATGTGCGCGTAGTGTTCAATGAAAGTGGATTGTATAACATCCAATTCAGCGCACAGTTGCTTAATTCTGACAGCCAAGAGCATGACGTGAGCATCTGGCTTGCACGCGATGGCGTAGCGGAGCCTGATAGCTGCACGGATATTACTGTGCCGAAAAAGCATGGTAGTTATAATGGCGCTGCTGTTGCCGCATGGAATTTTTATTATCGGGTTGAGAAAAACGAATACTTCCGGTTAATGTGGTCTGCGCCTAGCGCATTGGTTTACATTGCAGGATTGCCAGCGCGAACCGCACCCGTTAGACCAGTTACACCATCCATAATTCTAACAGTCAATAAAGTTGCGCCTTGACCGTATCCGACCAACTTCATGACCTAATCATAATTCGGCAACTGCTTTTGCAGCGCATTATCGGTGGGCAGGATGCAGCCATCAATAAGCAACTGGATGCAATAGCCGCTGAAATCGAAAAGGCATTGAGGGGCGATGAACTTACTACATATAAGGGCAAGCGTTTAACCAAGGCGATTGAGGAACTAAAGGCGATTATGTCGCTGCAAACGCCTGACCTATCTAAGTTAGCCGCTGCCGAAGCATCATTCCTGCAAAGTGCGTTTGTATCTATCGGCATAGATACCGTGATACCACCCGCCTCTGTCGTCGATACAATCGCTAAGTCGGCGCTTATACAAGGTGCAACAATTCGGGACTGGTTTAGCCGCTTGAACCAATCAGCAAGGTTTGACATTGAACGCGCCATTAAGAACGGCGTAACGCTTGGGCAGACAAACAGAGAAATAGCTAGGGCCATTGTTGGCAACGGTTCGGACAAAGGCCCACAGGCGCTTGCCAAGGCACGGCGCGATGCAATGGCAATTACACGCACGGGCGTTCAAACTATTGCGAATGAGGCGCGGATGGCTGGCTTGATGGAAAACCAAGACATCATCAAGGCCGTTCAATGGGTTTCAACCCTTGATAGCCGCACTAGCAACATTTGCATGGCCCGTGCAGGCAAAACATGGACGTTCCCTAAATTCAAGCCAATCGGCCACTCTATACCTTGGGATGGTGGGCCACCCGCTCATTGGGCGTGTCGCTCAAGCTTCGTGCCTATTACAAAGTCATTTGCCGAGATACGGGGCGAAGCAGCCGCGAAGGAAATATCGCAAACTACCCGTGCCAGCATGGATGGGCAAGTTGCGGCGGATTTATCATTTGACCAGTTTCTAAAGAGCAAGCCAGCGTCATTTGCGGACAAGATGCTAGGCAAGGGCAAGGCTGAATTGTGGCGCTCTGGAAAGATTACGTTATCGCAGTTATTAGACCAACGCGGCAACCCGCTCACGTTAGAACAGTTATCTCGCCTATAGTATTATTGTTCGCGCCGTGATAATAAAAGAATTATGCCAAAGCTGTGCCGAGGCATCAACCGCCCTAGTGGGGCAACATTAGTCCAGAGGACAAACAACTATGAGTGAAGAACGGATAGCAGAGTTAGAAGCAGCGGTGGAAGCACTTAGTGGCAAAAACCGCGAACTTTTAGGTGAAATCAAAGTTGCTAAGGCGAAAGCCAAAGGTGCAGAGATAGACCCAAACGATTTTGTTGCGCTTCAGACTGAAAATGAAACGCTTAAATTGCAACTCGATAAAGCGACCAAGGATAGCACCAAGACGATTGAAACACTGACAAGCACCATTGCTGAAAAAGACGGTGCGTTGCAGTCCTATTTAATCGACAATGGGCTAAACGATGCGATGCTAAAAGCTGGTATCAAGACCGAATTTATGGCTGCCGCGAAGGCCATGTTAAAGTCGCAAACCAAGCTGTTGGCAGAGAATGGTCAATACTCCGCACTCATGGGTGAAAAGCCGCTGAATGAAGCAATTGCTGAATGGGCCGCTGGCGATGAAGGTAAGCACTTCGTTTCCGCACCCGCGAACTCTGGTGGTGGAGCCACTGGCGGTAATGGCAACAGCACTTTTATAGCACCCAAGGGCAACCTCGGTGGCGATAAGGGGCAGCGGGTAAACGCAATTAAAAATATGTTCCCCGACTTACCATAAGGATTTTGAATTATGTCACTTTCGCAAATGAAGGTATTTAACGAATACGTTATGCCAGCTACCATTGAGACACTGGCTCAAATGGTTGAGAAGTTTAACGCAGCATCAAACGGCGCAATCCGTTTGACCACAACTGGCTTTGACGGCGACTTCTATCAGGAAAGCTTCTTCGCTGCCGTGCATAGCGCACAGCGCCGCGTTGACCGTTATGCAAACCAAGCATCTGCAAGCGCAACCGACCTGACGCAGCTTCAGTTGAACGGCGTTAAGGTTGCTGGTGGTTTCGGCCCAATCCGCTTTGAGCCTTCGCAGCTTACATGGTTGCAGAAGCCTACTTCGGAAGGCATTGAAGTTGCATCGCGTAACTTTGCTGAAGCTTTGATGGCTGACCAGTTGAACACCGCAATCGCTGCTCTTGTTGCTGCAATCGCCAACCAAGGCGCTGCAACGACTGTAGACGTTTCGGCTGATGAGGCTGTAACCTATGGCACGATGAACTCTGCTAACGCTTTGTTCGGTGACAATTCGTCAAGCATCGTTGCAAACGTCCTGAACGGCGCTGCGTATCACAAGCTGATTTCGCAGAACCTGACCAACGGCGCACAGTTGTTCGTTGCACAGAACGTGCAAGTTGTAGACATCCTTGGCCGTCCTGTCATCGTGACTGACGCTCCTGCGTTGTATGCCGCTGGCACTCCTAACAAGTCGAAGGTTCTTGGCTTGGCAGATAGCGCAGCCATCGTCTATGACGGCGGTGACGTTATCAGCAACATCGAAACCAGCAACGGTCAGACCCGTATCGAAACCACCATGCAGGTCGATTACACCTTTGGCGTGGCCCTTAAGGGTTATAGCTGGGATGTTGCCAACGGCGGCAAGTCGCCAACGGACGCAGAACTCGCCACTGGTTCCAACTGGGACAAGGTTGCCACCTCCATCAAGCACACTGCTGGTGTTCTTGCTATCGGTGACGCCGACGCATAATAATAAGGGAATGGGGCTGTCAATAATGGCAGCCCCTAACCTTTATATAAGGATTGTTTATGGCTAAAATCATTTATGAGCCGCATCCCATTAGCCCCGCACGGAAAGCTAAGTTGCAGGCAGAGGGCTATAAAATCATTGATGCTATTTTTGCTCCAGCCGGAACACCAGTGCATCAAAAATTAGACATAGAAGAATATGTCGAAGAAGCTGCCGAACTTGAAATTGAAGTAGAACTTGAGGCGGTGGATGAACCTGAAGAAGATGCGCCAATAGCGCATGAAACCAAGGAAGCACCGTCGAAGCCATTAAAGCGTGGCCGACCTAAAAAGGATTGATACATGGCGTTCGTAGTCGAAACAGGTGCAGGGCTTCCTAATGCTAATAGCTATG